AGGTGTTGAGGACTAGGAGGTCCAATTGGATTGGATTGAGATGTTAAAGGGAAAGAACGAGTAGTGCCATCAAACAGATCGATGATCTGAGCAAGAGTTGTCCACTTAAGTTTTACCTGTTCATAAGAGATACCAGGAGTCAGAGCAATGTTTGGAGAAGCAGTTGTGCTCTCGTAGTAAATTACTTCGTCGCCAATTAAGATCGAACCATTCGCATCTAAAAATTGATCAACAGACTCAACAACAATATTATCACTAGACGCCGAGATTGCTTCTACAACCTTAGTTGAACCATCAAGAATTCCAATATCCAGTTTGTCAATATCCAGATATTGTAGGAAGTTATTGACGATATTCTGACCAAGACCTGTCTTTTCCTGAGACCTGTAATAATATTCTATGAATTTATTGAACAGGGGATATTCAGACCCAATAAAGTCGGGAGTCTGACTCGCAATAGACTGAGAAACCTTATTAATATTCATCTCTTAATTTAGAAGCAACTTGTGTTACTAATAGAACCGTTGTTGTCGATGTCGGGAATGTCAATCGTTGTTGGTGTTTGATTGAATTCCGTTGGCGTCAAACTATTTAGAGGGATTGTGGGGGGTGATGTCGTGCCCACAGGAACAACTGTAATCGTTGGAGTAATAATATTAATGACTGTTCCAGGAGTGGAAGCAGGAATCGTTGTTGTGTTAGCAGGAACAAATACAACAGGAATTTGAATATCAACAGGAATCTGTGTAGGATCCGAAACATTACCAATTCCAGTCGTAGGATCTGTAGTAGTGATCGCACTAGCGGGAGGAATGTTGGTGCCTGAACCAATCACATTGATAGGACCAAAACAGACTTGACCAGTATCATAATTGACTGTACCAGCAGTATCGTTGGTATAGATCTTTCTAGTACCAGTATTGTAGAAAGTTCTCAGGTTACCAAAACCATCATCTTCAAATTGCTGATCAACACCAGGTCTGTCCGCAGTTCTGAACGTACCAGAGAGAAGAATAGGTTCTTTCTTACAAGTAGTTCCGTCACTACCATCCTGACTAGGAGCACTGTTGTATAAATCAGATCCAGTGGAAATACAGTAAGTATTTGTCTGGTTAGGAGTTGGTTTTAGATATTTTAAAATAGTAGTTTGTAGAGAAACGTCGTTAACACACTTATTGGAGAGTGTGACTGCTTTCTCAAAGTCAGTTGCTCTAAATGTAGAGTTGAAATTATTAATTTGGGTTTGTGTTGCCCAGTCTTGAATACCTAGGTTGATATCACTCTGAATTTCTGCTGGGTTAGATCCGCAACCAGGATCGTAAGAAACAAACAGTTTCAGGTTGATATAGATGTCATCTGGATCTGTAATCACAGGATCGATAGATGCCATCGCATATTTTCTTAAATCCGCTTGAATATCCTTCTTCGTAGCGTCATTTAGCAGAGATCCCGTCTTTGTTTTGATAACAACGAAGACTTTTCCGTAGACAGGGGGATTTAAAGCATCTCCACCGTATGCAACTACGGAACTTGCGTTAGAATATAGATTTCTAGTGATAATTGCGTAGTCTTGCGCGGTAACTGCTCTATATTGCGCGGAATAATATCTAGGAGCGTTATATTTGATCGATTCTACGGTTTCTGCAGCATCACCCTGTTGAGATTTCTCTTTTACAGTAATTTCAATCGACGCTGCTTGATATACAATGTTATTGTTATCGATCATACGACCGATAAAGTTAAATCTGGAAACTTCGTTCGCTTCAGCACCAGAAGTGACAAGATATTCTAATTCTACTACCTCACCATCGGTAGGAGCACGACCAACACTATTATCACCGAACTTAATTTCATAACGCATGTCCTCACCTTCATTGAGGAAGTATGCTCGTGTTGTCGGAGTCAAGTTGGTAATAGTATCGACTCTATTATAAAGATCAAACTCTGTAGAAGACTCATTGGGTCTCACTTTCACTACAAGAGTTGAAATATCAGCATCTTCAGAAGGAACCTTATAAACCTGAGGTGCAAAGGTGTTAACAACGTATGAGAAGGTGACAATAGAACCTTCACGGATAGTTACTGCATCAAAAACTGCAATTCCTGTTGTAGGACTAACACTAACAGTTATATCCTGAAGAATATTCCAAATATAAGCACCACCACTACATACCGTGCCTTTTTTCAGTACAACAGAAGACGGATATGCGCCATTTGTCTGTACAGTCTGCAATGTAAATGCTAAACACGCCTTAGATGACGAAATTGACCTAGGAACGTAATTTAACAGTTTTGCAATATTAACAACATTATCCCGAACAGTCGCAGAAGGCAGAAATGCCTCATTCATTGACATGTTAGCGTTAAACGCAGAATAATATGTATTATACGCTAAGGTGTCAATTAAATACGACAGCGCAGATCCATTAAAGTCATAATCCGTAAATTCGGGTCGTGTCCTTAAATAAGATTTGATTGATGATTTGATATCATCAAAATCTAATGCTGTTAAATTGTTTGGTTGCATTACTCAGGTCTCTGTAAAACAAAATTGATTGTTTCGACAATTGGTAACCCGACTACTTTGTATTCAATGGTAATATTGATTTTATTACCTTCATAAACAGGCGTCACTAAAACATTTTCAAGTTGTACTCTAGGTTCATATTGTTTAATGGTATTTATGATCTCTTCTGTAAGAGCATCAGCAGTAAATGGATCTAAAGGTTCAAATAACAAGGAGTTAACTTTAGATCCAAAATTGGGTTCAAAGGGTCTTTCTCCAGGTGTTGTCAAAATCAGGTTTTTTATTGCCTGTTTGATAGCACCTTCATTCTTTACGACTGATATATCGTCAGTAAAGGGATTTCTGGAGAAATTAACTGCCATATCCACGAATTTTCGTGATATCGCTAGATCCTTACCCCCAATTTTCTTTAACGCCATTTTCTGAAGTTCTCAGTCTCTTGTGTTTGTCGATTATCCTTGTACAACTTGAGGTAACGATCAGATTTTGGGTCTGTGATTAGTACAATTGTACCAAAATCATCTTTCATCATCTCAGGATTGTGGTCAGGAACGTGATTTAACCCCATGTGCCTCCTTTTATGTAAAAATCAGAACTTATAAAGGGGTTCCATCCCTTTTTATTTATCGACCTTGACCACGATAACGCTTCTTGGCGTTATTTCGACTTGTCGAACCATACTTTGTGTGTTGACCAGACCCCTGACGAGTTTTCTTAGGAGTCGATTCGATCATATTTGCGCCAGAAAGCGACTTTTTAACTTTTGCCATAATTAAGCTCCAATAAAAACGTTAGGACTTGCACCTGTGATAACAGATAGACACGGAAACGCTGGCGTACCATCACCTAAGGGGTCTCCAAAGCGTGTTGCAAAGACACCACCGATAAAGACAGTCTTACTAGTCGCTAATGCCTTCCTAGCATGACCTTTAGCGGTCTCTCTACCACCCTCTACACCAACTGTACACCACCAAGCAGGTGTATTGCGTACAGTAAGGCATTTCGTACCAACAGATGTTGTAGTAAACTGTGTAGGTGTAGGATGTGGAATTAAAAGATCTTGATCTACAATAGGAACTTTCTTATTGATGAAAACCCTTGCGGCAACTGCTTTTGCGACACCCAATGGTTGTTGTGGTGTAGGTGGCCAAATAGCAACTGCATTAACTGCAGGTAAGGGCGAAGCAACGATTGTAGGACTAAGGGAAGGATGAGGACAGTTGGGAAGAGTACCGCCACCCAAACCAGGATGGTGGGATGCACCAGCACCAGTACCATGCCCAGAGCATGATCCCATGAAGATGCCTGCCATTAGTCCTTTTGCCATGATCTTTTATTTTGAGAAAGGATTTCCGTATGCATCAACTGCCATACTAACAGTCGCTGCTGCTCTTGTCAAGTCATGGAAGATGGTCATATCACCTGTAGCAGTCCATTTTTGTGCTCCAGGTCCAAGAAGAGGTGACATCGAATACGAGTAAGTATATGTTTCGGTGATCTCAGAACCAGCTTCCCCTGTTTCTGGGTCAGGTGGATTAAATGTACCAGTGCCCACTTCTTCAGAATACCCAGGAGATAGAGCAGGAGGAGGACATGTAATATGAGCACATCCAATATCTTGAGGAGTACAAGATAACGAAACTGTGATACCAGTTTGTTTTGCAGGATCTGCACGATATTGACGCATAATATATTTAGTGAATTTCGACGCGGTAGGCAAATTGGTAAAACTCCCCACACAGGTCTCAATTTTAGTTTCTTGAGTCGATTTAAACTCAGGAATCTGCTTCTGTGTTATAGAATCAATGTCATCAGAGATCTGTTCAAGGGATCTTGCTTGCTCTTCAAAGAACACTTGCTTGAATTCATCATCAACTGGTGTCCTTTGTAGGTAATCCAAGGGGTAAGAACTATCCATAATCGCCTTCAAAGGTGCAGTTGCGTCAGAACTATACAAACTCTGCGGCAATTGATCGATTCTTTCCCTATCAGGGTCCATCTTTATGCTAAATGCTGGTTCTGCATTCTCAAGTTCGGTCTCAGCAGGAACATATTTGTAAGAATCTTCAATACTTTGCAGGTCTTCAGCGGTAATTTCCACTGGATTGGGTCCTGTTCCCGATGATGGCGGTAAAGATTTCAACATACCTTGAAATTCCTCTACCAAATTCGCTCTATACCCATCATTTTTCTGAATAATGGTAGTAATTTCATCAATATTGTTAACAACTACAGAAACTGGCACGTTTGGATCGTAACCACTTCCGCCTTTTGTGATAATTACGGAAGATACACTGCCTCCAACGAAGGTCGCTTCGACTTTTGCATCATTATTGTCATCTTGTGGTGTTTTTGGAGACGGACTGATCTCTAAAATAGGTGCAACTTGAAGATTTACGAACCCAGAACCAGGTCTTGCCGCTGCTGCGACTCTAATTGTTGCATTTTTAGGTGTTCCTGCGGGTTTTACACTACCAGGAATGGTAAGTTCGTCACCAGCAAGGTATCCAGACCCAGGATTTACAATAATTACGTCAGCAATTCGTCCATCATCACCAACTTCGATGTTAACAACGCATCCAGATCCTGTTCCACCAGTCAATGTAACGTTATCTGCAGAACTATATCCGTCTTTTCGACTACCTTTGATACTATTGATGTCTAATTGAACAACTTCTCCGTTAAATGAGAGATCTGTTACCGCTCCATTAGTAATTGTAACGAATGCAATAGGTTGAACAATGCTATTAAACGCATCTGGTGCATTTCTATTGATGTCTGCCGTAAGGAATTGTAGTGATTTGTTCAAAAATTCATATAAACCAATCAATATTGCGCGATCTTTAATACCATAACCTGCTACTACAGTAATAGCATGATTACGATCTGATGTATATTGTGTATCTTTAGTAAAATCTAGTCCATCACCGTCCAGATATGCAACATGATACTGGAAATTATCTTCGTCAGTGTGGAAAGCGCGGGTAATCTTATGTCCATTGATAGTATCATCAACTCTAAGGATATCAAAACCCTCTGTAGCAGTCACATTATCAACAGGACCAACAGCAGTCACCTTCAGATTCATCGTAAAGGTGCTCTGAGAGTTGTCTGGGTGAGTGTGTAGCAAGGTCATTTGGAATACATCATTCACTGCATACCCTGTTCCTTGATTCAAGAACTCAGTGATGACCCATCTAGTGCCACTGAAGATAGTAGTGTTACCAGTATCATCAAAGATAGGTTCTACTCTTGCTTTTACAATAAAATTATCTTTAGTCGCACCACTAGTGAAATCATAGATCTCAAATTCACTCATATTCTCATCACCCTGTTGCCAAGGGTTCTGTGGTGAGATGTATTCTATAAATGTTCCCCCTTGAGCACTACCGTTCCAGGCATCTGAATAGGTGACACCATCATAACTCAATGAAAAATCTGTTACACCATTAGGAAGAATGGTAGATAACTGATCATATGAGAATACAATCTTATTGGAGTTAGTACCAATACCAAATAATGTGGGGTGAGGGCAATCAGGATCGCCTGTAAGGTCTTCCTCTGCTGTATAACTTATACTCGTCTCTGCAGGTGTAGATGTAAACGAAGGACATGGATGACATATCTGACGACTTCCGCCGTCCCCTCCAGTGCGATCCTCTGTTTCAATGTAATAACAAGGAATACCTACAATACCTGAATTGACTGAGGTATCATACAAGTAGGAGAACCAAGTGTCTGAGAAATTATAATCAAATGATAACTGAGTAGGAAACCAATCTGTATATAATGTGGAGACCGCGCCGTCGTCCCTCCCTCCAGTGTCACAAGGATCTGCTATAGAGAGTTTTCCACAGTTTGCTGCAGATGTTCCAGTACCAGACCCTGTGGATCCTGCGGTAGCGGCGATTACGTTCGCCTGGATAAAAGGGTACATGACTGCATCATCTTCCCTCCCAGGTACATTGTAATTACCCTGTCTAATTGCATTCTGTGGATATTCCTTTACACTAAAAGTTACACCCCCAGAAGACGGAGTGTAAAACTTGCAATGGTCTGGGTTGGGTCCAAATCCGCTGCATTCTGCAAACCCGTACCCACCTTTAGTTTTGCATCCCATTCTCTAGTTCTCCAATCCTCCGATAGATCTCTTTTAAATTGCCAGGTAAATTAAGATAGTCCTCATACCCCTCTGGTTTGTAATAAGTCTTGTCTGGGGTAGGTAACTCATTGACATATGATTCCAACGCTTCTAGGCGCTTGTGGATGGCAATCAGGCACTCATTGACTGCTACCAGGGAATCACCAATACTGACTTCTACTTGATCAGTTTCTTGTTCATTGTTCATCTGCTTTCCTCAAAATAAACCCGAGTCCATCTTCGGTCATGTCATAATCTAGGTTTGTACCGATATCCCATCCCATTGCTTCACATACATCATAAGGAATTGTAAGGATGAGATCTCCGTAGTCGTCTTCCTCTAAGGTAGTTGTGAATCTGTGGGACATACTTCTATAGGCGATTTCTGATCTGGGGGTTGTCTGTGGGGTTCTTCGTTTTCCACTCCACCCATAGTGTATATAGATCTTCTACAACTTGAGATGCATACGACGATGCGTAATAGTCAGCACAGGCATACATCCGAGGATCTAGGAATGACTCATGGGCGATTAACTGTTCGATTGCCCATACTCTTGTGTCTTGTCTTTCTACACGGGTCTTGGAATCCATTTTTTACCTGAGAAATTTTTTTAATTCTGATGTAAATGATTATTGGAATAATATATCATTCGCTCTGGGGAACCTTTGTAGGTTAGGGTAGTGGCCGATTTTAACATTTAGGGGGCATAAAAACCTGCCATATTTAACATTTAGTAGCGGGCTAGTTAGTTACATCGAAGAACCCCAAATACTGTCATTGTCATTATACCTTACTTACCTGTGAGTTGTCAACTACCTCCCAGAACCATCCGATAGATTTGACATAATCAAAGGG